AAATGGTAACATAAGTGCCCTGGCCAATATCACAGGTGGCAATTTGCTCACAGGTGGTATAGTTACTTCCACAGGCAATGTGACTGGTGGCAATTTGGTCACAGCTGGATTGCTAAGTGCCGCAGCCAACGTCATTGGCGGTAATTTAATCACAGTTGGAACAGTCAACGGCGCCACACTTAACATCACTGGTAATGCAGTTGTGGGTGGTGACTTGACAGTTGATGGCAATGTTATCTACATCAACATCACAGACTTAAATGTTCAAGATCCAATTATTGGATTAGGCCGTGGTGCCAACAACACACCTCTAACAGTCAACGATAACAAAGATCGTGGCGAACAACTATGGTATTATACCACTGCTGAGAATTCAGCATTTATTGGTTATCAAAATTCCACAGGCAATTTGATTGCAGCCAGCAACGTAAGTATTGCTAACGAAATTGTCACAGTCAACAGCTACGGTACATTTGTGGTTGGTGCATTGGCAGCAGCATCTGTAACTGCAACTGCTACCATAGCAGCTGGCAATGTGACCACAGCAGGATTGATCAGTGCTGCAGGTAACGTTACAGGTGGTAATATTAGAACTGTTGGACAAGTTAGTGCCACAGGCAACATCACTGGTGGCAATGTTGGTACTGGTATCTTAACAGCAACCACAGTTAGCGCAACAGCCAATATCACTGGTGGTAATATTCTTACTGGCGGAGCAATTAGTGCAACTGGATTGATTGTAGCAACTGGCAACATCACAGGCGGAAACATTGACACTACAGGAACAATCAGTGCATCTGGACTGAATGTAACTGCTAACACAGCCACTGGAAATTTAACCACAGCAGGCATAGTAAGTGCAACTGGCAACATCACTGGAGGCAACATTACTGGTGGTATTTTGTCAGCTACAGGCAACGTAGTTGGCGGAAATGTATCAACTGCAGGTTTGATTGTAGCAACTGGTAACATAACTGGTGGCAATTTGAATGCCGCAGGATTGAGTTTGAGCGGTAACGTTCAGAGTGCATTGAATTCTACTTCTAACGTCACAACCACAGGCAACATCAGCGCCAATTACTACATTGGTAATGGTACATTGTTGACTGGTGTGGTTGCTACAGGTATTGGTACATTGGCCAGTTTGAGTGTGACTGGCAACGTTGATGGTGGAAATCTACGCACAGCAGGTTTAGTTTCGGCCACAGGCAACGTTGATGGTGGCAACTTGCTAACAGGCGGCACAATCACAGCTACAGGCAATATTTTTGGTGGTAATCTGCAAGGTGCATTGATTTCTGCCACAACAGCAATATCAGCCACTGGCAACGTTACAGGTGGTAACATTGTTACAGGCGGAGTGATCACAGCCACAGGCAACATTATTTCCACTGCCAACGTTGCAGGTGGCAATGTGGTTGCTACTACTTTGGTACAAGGTGCTGGGCTCAGTGCCACAGGCAATATTGATGGTGGCAACTTAACGGTTAGCGGTGTAGTAGTAGCTACTGCCAATGTGTCAGGTGGCAATTTGGTCACAGGCGGCCTGGCCGCAATCACCGGCAATGTCACAGGTGGTAATTTGCGCACAGCTGGATTGGTCACAGCAACTGGCAACGTCACTGGCGGCAATATCACCACAGCTGGTGAAGTAAGTGCTGGCGGTAATGTAACTGGCGGCAATGTCAACGGTGGTAATGTTGGTGCAACAACTAATATCACAGCTGGCGGCACAGTAAGTGCAACTGGCAATGTCACAGGTGGTAACATTGTCACAGGCGGATTGATCACTGCAACTGGTACAATCACTGCAACTGCCAACGTTGCAGGTGGCAATTTGACCACAGGCGGTGCTGTCAGCGCAGCTGGGAACATCACAGCCACAGCCAACATTGCTGGTGGAAACATCACCAGCAGTGGATTAATTTCAGCTGTGGGTAACATTACTTCGGTTGCAAATATTGCTGGTGGAAATATCCTTACTGGTAACGCAATTGCTGGCGGAAGCATAATATCAAGTACCACACTCAGCGCAGTGGGCAATGTGATTGGTGGCAATGTGACCACAGGCGGTGATGTATCGGCTACAGGCGTGGTATCTGCGGGTGGCAACGTTACTGGTGGCAACGTCAACACTGGTGGATTAATCACAGCTACAGGCAACATCACAGGCGGTAATTTAAGAACAGGTGGTCAAGTTTCGGCCACAGGCAACATAACCGGTGCAAATGTCATAGCAACCACATTTATTGGTAACTTGCAAGGTAATATATCCTTAGCAGGCAGCAACACTCAAGTGTTGTTCAATGACGTTGGTATTGTTGGCGGCACTGCTGGCATGGTGTTTGATAAAACTACCAATGCACTCAGCATCACTGGCACATTTGCCACAAATGGTGTGGCAGCAGATATCAACGTTGGCGGCAGAATTTCAGTAGCTGGCAACATTTTGACTGGCACTGGCAACATCAGTGGCGGCAATGTTTTGAGTGGTGCGCAAATCAGCGGTATTGGTAACGTAACCGGTGGAAACATTGTGACAGGTGGGCTGATTACAGCTACAGGTACAATCACTTCTGCTGCCAACGTTGTGGGTGGAAACATCACCACAGGTGGACAAGTAAGTGCAACTGGCAACATCACTGGTGGTAATTTGAATGCTGCAGGATTGAGTTTGAGTGGTGACATTACCGGTGCTAATGTAATCTCAACTACTACATTGAGTGCTACTGCCAACGTAAATGGCGGAAATGTTATCAGCACAGCACTGATACAAGGTGCAACAGTCAGCGCAACCGGTAACGTGATTGGTGGCAATGTAACCACAGCAGGTCTGGTGTCGGCAACTGGTAATCTTGTAACTGGCGCCAATGTAGTGGCATCTGGTTACGCCACAGTAACTGGCAACATAACTGGTGGTAACATTATCACTGCTGGAACAGCCACAGTAACTGGCAACATAACTGGTGGAAACATATCAGCCACAAATCACACGGGAACCACAGTCAGTATTACTGGCAACGTGATTGGTGGCAACTTGACCACAGGTGGATTAATAACTGCAACTGGAAACATCACAGGCGGAAATGTTAACGCCACAGGATTGAGTTTGAGTGGTAACGTGGTTTCTGCAATCACAATGACTGCAAATATCACCACTACAGGCAATATTTCAGGTGGAAATATCTCAGCTACAGGTAACATAAATATTGCAGGACAGTTGGCGGCAACCATAGCGGACGCAACAGCATTGGCAATAGCTTTAGGATAAAAAATGGCAAATACTTTTACAAGAAAACTCAGCAGACTGACAGGAACCGCAGCTACCACAGTTGGCGCTTACACAGTGGCAGCAAACACAACCGCAGTTGTAGTTGGACTTTCGTTGACCAACGTTACTTCAAGTGCAATTTCAGCCAATGTGTTAATATTAGATAACGCATCTCAAGTAACAAACTTGGCAGTAAATGCACCTATCTCAGCAGGTTCTAGTTTGGTTGTTAGTGGTGGCGATCAAAAGATTGTGTTGATCACAGGAGATCAATTGCAAGTCAGCAGCAGTGCAGCCACTAGTATTGACGTAGTAATGAGCATAATGGAAATTACATAATGAGTTACGTTGGCCTAAATCCGCAACAACAACTGCTGAATACCAGCACACAAACTTTTAGTGGTAATGCGGTAGCGTACCAGTTTACATTGGGTAGAGCAGTTGCATCAGCGTCTGATTTGGACGTGATGATTGATCAAACTCTACAACGTCCGTTTGCTGACTACGAAGCTGAAAATGTAAGTTTGATGTTTCAAACACCGCCAGCTAGTGGTACCAACAACATCACAGTTACCTATCGTGCAGGCGCACTTAACTCTTTAAATCTCACAGCTAATGCATTTGGTGCTGGCACAGTTGGTGCACCCAGTGTGTACTCGGTAGCAGCCAACAACACAGGTATATACTGGCCAAATGCCACCACAATGGTCATGACTGTGGCAGGCGGCAATCGTGCCACTTTCAGCAGCAATGTTGCATCAACCAGCAATGTGACAGGTGCATTGACTGTGACTGGCGGAATTGGTGTTACTGGCAATGTCAATACCAGCGGAGCAGTGACCATTACCGACACCACCAACAGTGGCAATGTAACAACTGGCGCATTAACAGTGTCGGGCGGCGCAGGTATTGTTGGTAACTTAAACATCGGCGGCGACATTACCTGTGTGGGCGATTTCACAGTGAATGGAACATTTACCACTACTGGTACAGACAGCTTGGAGGTTAACGATCCGTTTATCTTCTTGGCCAATGCCAATCCTGGTGACACATTCGATTCTGGTGTGATAACTGAGTACTTTGATGGCGCCAACATTCGTTATTCTGGATATTTCCGTGACATTACAGATGCCAAATACAAACTGTTTGGTAATCTAATTGTCAAACCAACCACAGTTGTAGACACAGCCAATGCCAGTTTCACATACAATGATTTGATTCTGGCCAATTTGAGTGCAACTGGCAACGTTAGTGGAACATACATTTTGGGCAACGGTGCATTGTTGAGTGGCATCACAACTGAGACCAGTCAAATTTTTAATGGCAACAGTCGAGTTATTATTCCATCAGCAGCTGGTAATATTGTTAACAACGTTAATGGAGTAACAATTGCCACGGTTTGGTCCGGCGGGCTTGTTGTAACTGGCGCGATAAGTGGATCAACCACACTTTTGGTAACTGGCAATGTGACAGGTGGTAACATAACCACAGCTGGACAAATAACTGGTACAGGCAACATAACCTCAGCAGCCAACGTATCTGCTGGTAACATTACAACAGGCGGGCTAATAAGCGCCGCTGGTAATATTGGTGGCGCAAACGTCAACACTGGTGGTTTGATTTTGGCCACAGGCAATATCACAGGTGGAAACGTCAACACAGCTGGCCAAGCCAGTGCTGGTGGCAATGTAACTGGCGGCAACGTTAGAACTGCTGGAAGTGTTTCGGCAGCAGGTGCTGTATACGGGGATAGTTTTAGTGCAGCAAATGGTGTTAGTGCTGGCACAACAGTTGCGGCAACTACAGATATCACTGCTGGTGGCACAATCTCAGCAGTAGGTACAATAACTGGTGACGGCGGCGTAACATCTTCTGCAAACATAGCAGGTGGCAATATCACAACCGGTGGGTCAGTTAGTGCTACTGGTAACGTAATTGGTGCTAATATTGTAGTATCAACCAATATCTATGATGCAAGTGCAATGAGTTTGTTAACTGGTGCAGGCAATATTACATTGACTCCGGCAGGAGGATCAAACGTACAAATAACATCCAATGCCAACATTACATCTAATACTGTTTCAACATCTTCAACCACAGGTGCATTAGTAACTGCTGGGGGAGTAGGCGTTGCAGGCAATATTTATGTGGGCGGATTGATTGGTGTAACTGGCACCGTAACTGGTGGTAACGTGACCACGGCAGGAGCAGTGTCAGCAACTGGCAACGTGAATGGCGGCAATGTAATTGCAGCCACATTGGTTCAAGGCACTACAGTAAGTGCTACAGGTAATGTCACAGGCGGCAATGTATTAACAGGCGGAATTGCCAGTGCAACAGGCAATGTCACAGGTGGTAATATCATCACAAGTGGTGCTATTTCTGCAGGTGGTGCTGTCAGTGCCACAGGCAATGTGGTTGGTGGCAACGTTTCTGCAGCCACAGCAATCACAGCAGGATCTGGTGGTGTTAGTGCCACAGGCAACGTTACAGGTGGTAATATTGTCACTGCTGGATTGACCACATCAACTGGTAACATAACATCAGCTGGTAACATTGCTGGCGGCAATATTTTAGGCACCACACTGGTGCAAGGATCAATTGTTAGTGCCACAGCCAACGTGTTGGCCGCAGCCAATATTTCAGCAGCTGGTACAGTGTTAGCATCTCAATTGAGTTTGAGCGGCAACATCATCAGTGCCATAGCAACCACAAGCAACATCACAGGTGCAAACGTCAATGCTACAGCTTCGCTAAGTGCAGGTGGCAACATCACCGGTGGCAATATTTCAACTGCTGGTAATCTGTCAATTCCAACCGCAGCTCAAAATACCAATACCACACAGGCAGCAACTACTGCATTTGTCATTGGTCAAGCCAGTTCAACTTCACCCGGTGCAGTTGGCTCAGCAGCAGTAGGAACAGGCACAACTTTTGCTCGAGCAGATCACACACACTCAGGTGTCACAAACATCACTACCAGCAGTGGATTGAGCACTAACACCAGTGCTACTGGTGCTGTGTCAATTACCAACACTGGTGTTACATCAGCAGTGGCAGGTACTGGTGTAAGTGTAAGTGGAGGAACAGGCGCAGTCACATTCAGTATTGGACAAGCAGTTGGAACCGGTTCAGGCGTGACATTTGCTTCATTAACTGTGGGCACTGGTAACCTAAGCGGTGGAAATATCAACAACAACAACGTCACTGGTGTTGGTAACATTGGTACTTCGACTGTGGGATTCAATACAGTATTTGCCAAAGCCACATCAGCACAATACGCTGACTTGGCAGAAAATTATGCAGCTGATGCTGTGTATGCACCAGGCACTGTGTTGGTATTTGGCGGCAGCAATGAAGTCACAGTGGCAACCACTGTCAGCGATCCCAAAGTGGCTGGTGTGGTTTCTACCAATCCTGCACACTTGATGAACAGTGTGATGGAAGCTGACCACATTGTGGCAGTGGCGCTGACTGGACGAGTTCCAGCTCAAGTGATTGGACCAGTAAAGAAAGGCGACATGATGGTGTCGTCAATCAATGGTCGTGCGCAAGCCTGTGCTACCCCTGCAATGGGCACAGTGATAGGCAAAGCATTGCAAGACTTTGATGGCGATCAAGGTACGATTGAAATTGTTGTAGGAAGATTATAATGGCTTATGTAGGTTTTTCACCGCAAATTGGACAGTATCGTAAAATGGATGCGTTGACTTTTAACGGAGCCACGCAGACATTCAATATCACAGTGGGCGGCGTGAGTTTTACTCCTCCCACAGCGTTTGCAATGTTGGTGGTGCTCAACAACGTTCCATTGAATCCTGGTGTGGATTTTAGCGTGTCAGCATCCACAATAAGTTTTGCTGTAGCGCCAGTAAACAACACACCGTTCTTTGCGTTGTTGTTTGGTGATACACTATATACAGGCACGCCTAGCGATGCCACAGTGATCAATAGTAAAATAGCCACAGGTGCTGTGAGTTATGACAAGTTCAGTGCTAGTACACAAGCTAGACTAACTGCCGGTCAAATTATATTTGGAGTTTAAAGATGGCAAGAAAAAGATTATATGAGTATACGTTTACCCCAGGAACTGCTGGCTTAGGTACGGTAGCAGTTCCAGACCGGTATAACCTAGCAGACATTCTGGCCATTTATGACACAACTTACAACGTTGCTATCTATAATTTTGCTGATCCCACTTTAGGAGGCACAGTAAGCTGGGCAGCTGGAGTTACCAATGCGTTCCCTGCTGCCTATGCCGGAGTCACAACTATTACATTAGACTTGAATACCAGTGCTTATCTCAGCACTGACAAGTTGGCAATTTATGTTGAAGATAGAAATTTACAAATTCAACCCTGGGACTATGGCATGGATGCCATTGGCCGTGAACGTGTTTCAAACCCACAATCTTTGATTGACGCTGACTTTGAATATGGTTTGCAAAACACCAAATGGGAAAACGTTTCTACCACAAACAATATTCCCAGTTTCTACGAAGACATTGGTGCAGACATTGTTTATAATACCAATGGTTATGTTACACTATTGGCAGGTGATGATGTTATCACATCTAACGTTGACACATCAATCAAATTGGAAAATCAAGGCACAGCGCCTTGGATAGCAACTGACTTTGTGCTGATCACCAGTCAAACACAAGGCAATACAACTCCGTTGGTGTCAACACATACAACTGTTGATATCAGCAGTTCAGCTGAACGCACATTCACAGTTGCCAGTTCATCTGGTGTTACTGCTGGTGATTTGATGTTGATTATTGGTCGCCCAACCTCAGGGGGTACCACAACTGCTGTGGCTGCTATTACTAGTAATGCCACAACCACACTCAACGTTACCAGTGCATCTGGTGCTGGTATAGTTGATGGCACCTACATCATTGTTCAAACTGATACTGCAAACGTATATGAAGTAATGGCAGTTACCAACGTGTCAACCAACGCACTTACTGTGGTACGTCAGTCAAACCAAACAAACAGTTCTTCGGCCAATATTGCAATTGGTAACAACGCCTACACTGTGGCCACTCTTGAAATTGCCCAAGTTCAGTCAGTGACCAACGGCACAACATTGCAACTCAATCGTGGATGGTACAACAGCACAGCAGCAGATTCGTATGCAACTGGAACAGTAATGCAACGGCTGAGTGCCAATGTGGAACTTTGTCAGCACACTGTGATCAGTACTGCTATTAACGGAACACAAACAATCACACGTGGTGAATTAAACACCACGGCGCTTACTGCCGCAGGAGTTGGATCACCTGTCATCCGCATGACTGGCATGTTCTATGCCACAGGTGCCAACACAATTCCACAAGTTGGTGTTAACCAAAGCGACACGCCTGTGCATGATGGCGAGTATGTGAGTACACAAAACACCAACAACTCAAACACTGAAGGTGTGGGCCTGGTATTTCGAGATACCACCAACAACTTCTTCTACTATCCAAAACGCTCACCAAGTTTGGCTCCTGGTTACCCACTTAATCAAACAGACACAATCATTCGCCAGGCATACCCGTACACTGGTGCCGACATGGATGTGGCCAGTATCTCAGCAGACGGTGCCAATCCGGCCACAGTCACAGTGACAACAACTTATGCTCACGGGCTTGTGCCAGGAACCCCAATTTTGATGAATTTGTCTTCGGGCACAAATTACCAGTATGCCGAAGGTTCGTTTACTATTGTTAGTGTGCCCAGCACAACAACATTTACATATACAGCCAAAACTGGAGCCGCAGTTACTGGCGCTCTTGTTGGCCTAGCATTTGTTCGAAGCAATGCAGCATTCTTGCCAAGACCATTTGATGGCGGCGTGTTGATTGGACCAGGCACTCCCACACGCGGTGCAAGCGCAATTCGTGTTACTAAAAAGTACTTCCGCTACCAGTCTGGTAAAGGCCTATTGTTCTCTACTGGTACTGTGTTGGCACCAACATTTGACATCACTGCTTTGAGTGCTGTTGGAACCACTGTGAATAGTGATATTACCGTTACTACAGACGTTGAAAATGGACTTAACGCCGGCGCTACTGTGACAATTACAGGAGTAACCACCAGCGGATACAATGCCACAGGATACGTTGTGACGTCAATCACCAGCGACACCAGCTTTGTTGTGCAAGCACAAGGAACACTGGGTTCAACCACGCCTGAACTGGGACAACAGCCTAGATTAAACGTCACTGGATGGCACGGTTCTAGTATTCGTAGTGGTATGTTTGATGATCAAAATGGATTGTTCTGGGAAAATAATGGTATCACAGTAAATGCAGTTCAACGCACCAGCACAAATCAGCTGGCTGGGTTGGTATCAGTTGGTGTGGGAAGCAACTTGGTTACAGGTGACGGCAACTGCCGATTCCAGGACCAAATCAACAATGGTGACCTGGTTGTCATCAAAGGCATGAGCTACACAGTTACCAGTATCACTGACAACAACCGCATGACCATTGTGCCACCATATCGTGGTGTGTCCAATCAAACTCGCGTGAGAATGGCATTGCGCACTGAAATTCGTGTGCGACAAGCAGACTTCAACGTTGATCCATTGGACGGCACAGGAGCATCGGGATACACTCTAGACGCAAGCAAAATGCAGATGTATGCCATGGAATACTCATGGTATGGTGCTGGTACTGTGGCTTGGATGCTTCGCGGACAAGATGGACGTTTTATCCACGCACATCGTAGACCCAACAACAACTTGAACAATGAAGCATACATGCGTTCTGGTAACTTGCCAGCACGATACGAAGCCATAAATGAAACTCCTGTAGTGGGACTGTCAGAAGCAATTGACAGTAGTGTAACAACTATTACACTTACTGACGCAACTGATTATCCGCCAGCAAGTGTTACATATCCTGTGTTTGTGATGATTGAATCAGAAATTATCAAATACTCAGGCAAATCTGGAAACAGTCTAACTGGTTGCACACGTGGCGCTACTTTTGTTCAGTGGGCAGATGGCCAAAGCCGCAGCTACACATCTAGTGCAGCCGCCAGCCATGCCATTAACACTGGTGTTATATTGATTTCTAATACTTGTATACCACTGGTCAGTCACTGGGGTAGTGCAGTTGTTCTAGATGGCACGTTTGACGTTGACCAAGGCTATCAGTTTACCTACAACCGTACCAACTATGGTTTGCCAGCAAACATTGGTGACAAAGCAGTGGCTTTTGCCATGCGATTGGCACCGTCAGTATCCAATGGTATCATTGGTGATCTTGGTGTGAGAGAACTTATCAACCGCGCTCAGTTGACATTGGCAAACTTGAACATTCAGGTAACCGCAGGACGATACCTGATTGAAGGTATTTTGAATCCTGCAAACATCGATTCTGCTAACACCAGCTGGCAAGGACTCAACAACTCAGGTGGCGGCTTCCAGCCCAGTTTCTCACAGTTCTCAACTGCGCCACGATACACATCAGAAACAACAGGTGGTCTGACCAGTGCACCGTTTAACACTACAGGCGGTATGACACGCTCGGGGGTCAAGACAACATTCAGTTCTTCAAGAACGTTTGCCAACTTGACCCCAGTCAATGTTTCAAGTTCAGGTGCCAATGCCAAAATCACAGTGCAGTTGACAGCCGCAGGCACTGCATATTCCACCACTACCACACAGATCACTGTGCAAGTTGCAGGTGACGGATACGCAGTGGGCGACACTATCAAGATCCTAGGCAATACAATTGGTGGATCAACCACTACCAATGACTTGGCTATGACCATTAGAGCTATCACAACTGAATTGAACGGCGGTGAAAGACTGTTTGCTATTCCAATCTCAACAACCAACTCAGGTGTGTTGGACTTGAGTTCGGTCAAACAAATTGGCACAAGCTCAATTCCAGGAACAGGAACTTACCCCAATGGGCCAGAAGTGTTGGCTGTGCAGATCACTGCACTAACAACTCAAACAGCACCAGTGGGTGAGATTCAGTTGCAGTTCCAAGAAAGTCAGGCTTAATGTTCAGTGGCAAGATAGCGTTCAACAGTGTCTATCTTGTCCTGAATTGCTTCGATGTTTACAGTTGACCACAAGCCCGGATGCATGGGCTTGGGCCAGGTGCCTTTGTCTATCCAGGCATATCCTAAATGTTCGTGATTTAGTGTAGGTTGAAATTCTTCAGCTACCACACATACCCAAGTGTGATATTCAAAGTTCAAGTCTGCTGAAGTGAATTTTTCCAAAGGAACCAAGCGTTGATACACAGGAAAACTTCCCAGTTCTTCAATGCATTCGCGTTCCATACCACCCAGTAGAGTTTCGCCAGTTTCTACTTTGCCCCCGGGCAGTCCCCATGCGCCTGGATGTTTTGAGTCGTTGCGCAACAAATAAAGATAACGGCCAGTGTTGCTGGCTCTAAACCAAACACCCACAGCTTTTACAGCACCAGTCTCCATTGGCCTCCCGGGTAGTATCCTTGATAACTTTTCATCCAAGCATCACCTGTCCACACATACTGTTGACTGGTAGTTATGTTGGTCACATACTGTCCTTCGGGCTGTCCGTTGGCTCTAAAAACCACACGCCAGTAGTTGTTTGAGTACTCAATCACATCATTGGCTTCAGCAACAAGTGGCCGGCCATTGGCTCCTATCCAGGCCTCGGCAGGTCCTGAATTGCCAGCGGATCCTGTGCTTTCGGTAAGCAAATATCTTTGCCCTTCCAGCGCACTGTCTAATCCGTTTAACGGGCCACTTGCTTGTGGGTTGATCACAGCGTCAATTGCATCCAGTGTGTTTTGTGGTGTAGTGTCAATGTCTATATCATACAACACAAAGCGATCATCATTTGGGTCAAGAGCAATGGTACCAACAACCTCAGACCCATCTGGTTGTTCTAAATAGATTTGACTGATACCAGGTCGTAACACACCGTACGCATCAATAATTGCTGGCCACAACAAGTTGCTGTTGCTCACAATGTTGGTTGGAGTAAGACTGCTATTGCTGGGTTCTTCTACAGAACTTGGAGGTCGCAAAATTTGTATTTTATTGCCAATCAACACTGTGGCATAGTTGTAGGGTGTGATCACCTGTCTAGTGCCCAACAACAAATCATTGTTTGATATAGCATCAACAGCATCGCCCTGTGCATCAAATACACTGGCAATAACTCTTTCTACCACACCCAATTTTTTAACTTTGGCAGGTGAACTGATCCAAATTGGCAATGTGAATCGCAATGTGCATATATCTATGGGATTTTCTGCACCCATGGGAATAGTTCTAGACGTCCATGTGGTACCATCTAGTTCCACCACACTCAATGAAGTCCAGTCAATGTAATTGTCTGTGCTTTGAATTTCCAAACTGGGGTTGAACAGCGTTAGTATTTGCTCAAGCAATTGCAATTTTTGATTGGTATTTGAAGTCCACAAATCTAAATTTAAAGTCAGCTTGTACGGAACAGGCATCAGGCGTTCAATTGTAAATGCATTGCCTTGAGTGGTTTCGTAAGTTTCGGTGCTGGTATCGTAAGTGCGTTGACGCACAGAAACCTTACTCACATGGTAAGGTTCCTGTATTCTGGGCCTATCGTAATCTAGTGCAGTGATGTAAAATGTCATCAACGGAGTTGACGGCAAACTGTTGCGTGAATTGTCTTGCAATATGGTTTGTGCATTTCTACTTGAATCCCCGTATCGAATTGGAACTCTAAGCAAGGCTGCGTTCTCGCTGCCTTCTTCTCTGCCGTACTCAATTTGGAACCCTGAAAAGATTCTGGTAAATTGCAGTAAGAATCTGCGTATTTGTTCGTCGTAAAAAAAACT